GGACAAACTGCTGCTAATAACTTACCTAGTAATGGGATGGATAACGGGTTAGGTGGCACAGCAAATGGATTAACTAGAAGAGATAGCAACTATCTACCAAAGGTTCACTTTGGATTCGCTTCTGCAAGCGGGAATTACTGATTAGCATGACAACAATACAAGTGTTTAATTCTGATGGAACATTAAAGGAAGAAATAACAATAGATGACAATTGGGATGCTATTCGTGCTGACCGAAATATCGCGCTATTTGAAAGTGATTCATGGATGCTATCTGATAGAGGATTAACCGAAGAACAGATAACTACGCTCACTACATACAGACAAGAACTTAGAGATTGGACTACGGCCTATTCGACTGTAGACGAGGCAATCGCTAACTGTCCTGTTAAACCTAGTTTCATGGAGTAACCTTGTTATGATACAGCAGATAATTTTCCAACCCCCCCTGATTGGATGGAGTGAAAAAAAATGGCTTTAGAAATAGATTATGAACACGAATTAGGATTTACAAAGACTGATGTATATGCGAAGATAGCAAGAATATCTTTTGATAATCAAAATGATAATGAAGATGATAATGAAGATGATGTGACTATTACTGTAGAATACAGCGTCAAGTATTACAAAGACCAACAATCAAGAAGCGACGGAGAACACCCTTTTGGTGGTAAAGGTTTCAGTATGACTCTTGATGTTGCTAATACCAAAACGCAATACAACATACTCAAGCAATGCTATTTGCATCTAAAGGAACAAGATGGTTTTACAGATGCAACTGATGTTTGAAATGCTATTATCACGGAGTGCTACGGTCATTAATTATATTCCTTGCTGTTTGACAACACCATCTAATTTTTTGAGTTGATTGCAACGACCAAAATGAATCTCTCTCTAATCCGAATTTGTCTTCTATATGACAGCATAACTCATATCTAGACATAGCCTCAAATTCATTATCTATTTCTAACCCCATTATTGGGCCGACTTCGTGTGTTTGTTTTTTATCCAACCACACATACAAAATACCCATTAGGGCTATCAATTTCTTAATCATCCATTGTAACATTATCAATTTTTGTTGGGGGGTAATGAGTTAGGAAGAAATGAATAGATACTCCCTAGCAGTTCTCAGGAGGACTTAAACGCATGGTTGCAGTTGATGAAGAGAAAGTCTTACTCATTATTACTTTGCAAACCCCCAAAATGAAAAGAAGTATGACTAGTTTTTAACTATTTCTTTTTGAAAGCACTATCAACCCAAATATGACCGCACTTTTTACATTGCCAAAGATGAACTCTCTTTCTTAACCCATCATGGTATCTAGCAGATAACCTTCTAGGTATGTGTTCTTCGTTACATCTTCTACAAGAGATTTTTAATTTGTCCATAAATCTACCCATTCTACTCACTTCTCTTTACTATAATATCATCAATCTTCAAGATAGATGTAACAACTTCTGTTGCACTCAAAATGGATTGCTTTACTAACACACTAGGCTCTATGACACCTAGTTCTTTCATATCAATAATCTCGTTGATGTTTTTTACATCAGGGCCATATGTAAGTTTGTTTTCTGCTATCACGCTTCTAAGCGCGAATATACACTTCAGGGGGGTATGCCCCGCCACTTCCCCTATAGTCGCAGGAATAATCTCTAGAGTGTCTGCAAATGAGTTAATCGCCATCTGTTCCATACCCTTCACCTTTGGTGCTTCGGTTCTGAGATAACTTGCTATGGCCGCGAAAGCCGAGCCGCCACCTGCAACCACCTTCCCACCATTCAACACCAACGATACAACACCTAGAGCGTCGGCAAATCCTCTCTCAACTTCATCTAAGGTAGTGTGGCTTGCACCTCTAATTATCAAAGTAGATTGTCTAGACTCTTTGTTTCCTTCTACGAATAGATAGTATACATCATTATGTTTTTCTCTTGACACATTACAACTTTCTGCTTTTTCTAAGTCATCTACACCATGTGCAATTCTCATTCCTAATGAAGAAGATAAGGCTCTCAAGGTGCTTTCTTGCATTCTCTTTACTACTGCTATACCATGCTTATTCAAGAAAGCCAATACTGAATCTTCTACATTATCTCTACAGAATAAAATACCACCATTAGGTAAGAGAGATTGAATCTTCTTTGCGTTTTTAGTTAGATTTTGTTTATCTCTATTTGCTATCGCATCGTAATCAGTTAGATTTTGGATGTTGAGTTGCATTTTATTCTCTTTAATTGAATCTTCTAAACCACTCATTAACAAAAGTGCTTGTGTTTCGTTTGGAATATCCATTTCTATTGTGTAGTCTTTGTTTACAACCACACCTGTGAAAAGATAAGAATCGGTTAGAGCACCGCCGGGAAAAGTCATCACGGATACCTTTTCAACGCTACCTGCTCTTTTCACAGATTTAACACAAAGAGAAGATACTATGTCATTTGCAGAAGATAAAGTCTTTCCCGCTATTGCGGTTTGTGCTATGTTGTGTAAATCATCATCTGTGGCTTCATATGATAATTCTTCTTCTAGATACTTCACCGCAAGTATAGCGGCTTTGTTATACCCATCACACACAATAGTAGGGTGAACACCTTTAGAAAATAAATTTTCAGAATCGGTTAGCATTTGTCCTGACAATACTACTGCCGTTGTTGTTCCGTCATGACATAGAGATTCCTGTGTTTTACTAATTTCAATAATCATCTTAGCGGCGGGGTGTGCTGCATCAATTTCTTTCAAAATTGTTGCTCCATCGTTGGTTATGATAGTGTTACCTGCGGCATCTACCATCATCTTATCTCGACCTCTAGGGCCGAGTGTGGTTCTTACTGTTTTCACTATACCCTTAGCCGCACGAATGTTGCTATGTAACGGGTCTATTGCATCTTCACTCACTTAATCACCGCCAAAATTGTGTTAGTATCTTGTTGACATTATTTATTGCTTTTTTCTTATCACTCACTTTCATCACTTCCATCTTCAATACTGTGTGAGTAGGGGATTAAGGATTTCTCAAGGTCATCTCTTAGCCTTGAAGCAAACCTCATAATATCTCCCAATGACCCACCTTGACTAATCAATTTAGTTAGGTCGAATAATTGGTTTTCCAATTTATGCATTTTCTGCAATAATTTCATGTATTGTTTATCATTCAGCGTTTTCACCATTCTAACATCACTTCCTTTATCTCTCCGGTATCTCTACACCGAGATTTCAACATGGAGTTCTTTTTTCCCATTTCATACAATTTAAGCGTTAGTTGTGCATCTTTCAAACAGTATTCTGCTACTTCTTGATACTTTCCTGCTTTCCAAGCAACAGGGGCATCGTGGCTTTGCATCAATTTAACATCGTCTAAGTTGTGTTTAGCCAAGTCATTCAACGACGACAATAATTTTCCATAAGAAAACGAGGCTTTGCTAAACAGAATCTTTGTGTCTATGATACAATTCCTTTTTGAGAGTATATCACCCGCCGCCCAACAATCTAACGACTCTCTAATCACAGGAAGGTCGAACTTGATTATGTTATGACCGAGTATTTTGCCGCCTTTTTCTATGTGATTTGAAAGAAAATCTCCCAATACTTGGGGATGTAAATCATGAAAATTCACATCATCAATAGGCTCTAAGTCTTTTTTTGAGAAAATGTTTCCCTCACTACCATCCCATGTAGCAACGACTGATGGTTCAAACAAAGAAAGATTATTCCAACCACCAATTTCCCAAGAAAAATTCTTGGTTTCAATATCTAAAGAAAGAATATCATTCATCTCTTTTTGCCTCTAAACTCTCTTTCAATCTCACAAACACCACTCTACCGTCTTTCGCTTCATCAAACATTGGCCGCCCCCATTTATCATAGTTGTTGTAAGCACTTCCGGGTGAACAGTCATTTTGTATTTCGTATGATTTCATCATCTTTGTTTTGGCTCTCCAACCTTCACCCCGATGACTCAACTCAATTGTTTGTATAGAGTCATAGGATTTGAGCCATTTGTTTCTGTTGCTTGATTTAACCTGCATTTTTGGCCCAATGTCTACTTCATCTTCAAGCCATAGTATGAGATTTTTGAATATGTCATAGAGAATATCTTTTGCATAGTCTACATGGTTTCCACTCACCACCCAAGTTCCTTCTAGCATAGCCATATGTGTAGCAAACACCACAGTATTATTCTCCATAGCGGGTATGAAAGAAGATACAACTTCTAAGATACTAGGATTGAGATTATCCAATAGAGAATAATAGTCATCTACTGAATCGTAAAGCGCAGGATAGAATGTATTTTCATCAGCGGTAAACATCTCGGTCATTACTGATTGGACTAATTCTTCTTGGTTTTCTCTATCCATACTATCCCATTCAACAAAAGAAGTTTCACTCAAATTCAGTATCCTATCTCGCAAACTCTTTTCTAAAGTTGTAAAATACTCTACTAATTCTTCATATTCAACTTTCATTTTTGGAGTCTTTCTGTAAGCACCAGCCGCTCTTATCTCACTTACCTTTTGCCTTCTTTCCTTAGTCCATGTAGACCAATAAAGCAGAACTCGTTGGAAGATACCTTTCGTTAGAACATACTCTTTCACACCCGCAGGTGGGTATGTAGTAATCCAAAGCGATACCAAAGACTCAGTTTCTATTCTTCCTAGTTTAGTATGCTTCACCAACTTATTGTTGTTGCTTCCAATAGGGTTGCAAGCAGACTGTAGATACAGAACCGTTTCTTGGCTATGCTTGTTAGGATTGAGGATAATTGAACCCTCATCGAAGTTGAGAGCCTTTTGGCCTGTTAGCATACCCTCTTTCAATACTGTAACCTTGTTTCCATCTTCATCTTCTTCATATTCAAAACCACCAATCAAACCCGCGTCTGTTCCTGTGGTATACAAATCTGATTTAACTCCCGCATCTCTAAGTATATCTCCGATGAATTCCCATGCTATTGATTTCCCTGTTCTACTAGACTGAATCCAAAACACATGAACTCTAGGGTCTATGTGAGTATTCGACCACGGAATTCTTACATAAGGTGCGGCTATTTGTCCTTGTATAAAGAAGAAAGAAAGCATCGCAGGTATTTCATTATCAATGGAAACCGTGTTGAAATGGTCTAGGTATCCCTTGAATATATCGAACTGTTGAGTCGCTTTGTATTGTTCCGCCTTACGCATAAGTCCTGCGTAGTGTCGTTAAGTCTTTAATTGTTTACGGAAAAAAACATGAAAACATTAGAATTAAACATTTATCTTTTACTCCGTATACTCACAGGTTCTTCGCTAGTTATTACCTCAACAACTCGTTTTCGTAATACCTCACCAAGACCCTTTATTTCCCTCAAAGATTTAGGGTAAGCCATTTCTTCTATTGAACCACATTTCTCCAAAATACGCTCTCCCATTTCTCGGCCAATGCCCGGTATACTCAACAACATATCCAATCTAACATCATTGGTGCTAACTCTCTTGAGAGCCTTTGCGCCGTGTCTAGATGCGGGTTTGTGTAATTTGTCGTGTAGTTTAACCACAAACATAGCCGCTTCAGATGTGTTTTCTGTGAAGAACACTTGACAATCAAAGTCAGCCATTATACGAGCAATAGTTCCCATTAATTCGTTTTGAACTCTTGAATAACTAACTCTCTTACCGTTGTTTTTAGCCATTGCTATGTATTTGGCTATTGAACCGTGTATCAAAAGAAAGAATCTCTCATAGTTTGCATCCATATTGTCTAATTGCCGCCAAAGATGACCGCTGTGGCTTGATTGGAATAAGTCATTGATTGATTTAGCCTCAATACAAGCATTACCCAATAGGTAATCTCCAACTAACAAGTTCTTCTTAATTACAACTAACCCATCTCTTTGTGCCCTTCTAATCACAGAATCACAAAGTGAGCCTCTTTCGTTGCTATCTACTAACAAATCGGGCTTAGGCATGGCTATTCCTTCTGTAATTTGAAATGATAACTACAATGATTTTCATTTTGTCTTTTTCTTCTCTTACATTTTATCCCTTTTACTGTTATAGTGTCACAACAAAATTCTTCTTTTGGGTTGAAAAAACATTTGTGACAAAGATGTGTTTTATTTTGCCTCGATAGATTAGCCCTTGCAAGTTTTGTCTTACACTCTAAACATATCTTGTCATGAAAACGATGTATACTCATACTAATTCACCCGCTGTTTTATCGTAGA